ACTGACAAAAAATTTGATAATTGCCGTAATATGTCTAGAGTCACTTTATCAAGTTTCTTTTATATTGCTGACAGTTACGGGATAAGATATTAACTACCAAAAAATAAAATTATGTCAAGGTTAAAAATTCAAAAAAACAAAGAGAAAATTCTAAAACTGGTCAATGAAAACATAGATTTAGAATATAATTTGACCGTGAAATCAATGAAAAAGATTTACGATAAAGAAATAAATATAGGAACTAAAAAATATCCAAAAATGGTTATGGCAACTTTTGGAATGTGGTATGAATGGTTTAAAGATGAAGATAGACCAAATGAAAAAGGTGTAAGAATTGAAAGAAATAGTATGATAGCCATTGAAGGAAAACCATCAGATGGTTGGAGAATAATTAAACATTATACTATTGACGATATTTAGACACTTGAATATGAAATATCCAAAAAAATTCAAAGGAACAAAGCAAAAAATTAAAATACCTATTTTTGAAAACAAGACCTGGTACTGTTCTTTTTTAAACAAAAACGGAACAACAACGCATTCTTCAAATACCGGACATCTTACCGAAAACGGATGCGTTCTTTGTTGTCAAGGATTTAATAAAAGTATCGGGTACAGTAAAAAAGAAGTCGCTGAAATAATCAATAAAATCAAAGATGGCAAAGGACAAGAAAGAAAAAAAGGAAAAAAAGAAAAAACTACTTTATCCACTAAAAATCAAAACTCTAGAAATAAAGTTAAGAGTCGCGAATAAAGAAGATTTCCTGGAGCTTGATAAGTATTTAGAGGGCGGGAAAAAAAAGTGGAAATTGAAAATTGGAGTGCCTTACTGGATGATTAATTATGAAGGAAAAATTGAAAATGACCCTTACATACTTACAGAAGATACAGACAAAGGTGATTTTGCAGATTGGCTGATTAGAGAACAAATATTAATTCCAGTAAAAAGATTCGAGTAATTATGAAAGAAAAACAAACAGAAGAAGAGCACTATTTTAAATCAAAAGAAGATTGGAGAACTGCTCTAAATCAATCGCCAAATGGCAGTTGGATAAGTTCAAGAAGTTTGGGCGGAGGAAAAACATCAAAATACATATCAATACCCATTCAACAGGCATTGGCTGATGTGTTTTTTGACGAGTTTGATGTCTTTGAAGAACATTACCAGCAAATTGAAAATGAAATTTTATGCACGGTTAGAATATCTTGTCTTCCAAGTTATCCCAATGCTGAACACCGTATCATATCAGGAACTGGAGCAAAGCCAATAGCCGCAGACAGTGGTTCTCCGGTGCATAAGTTTCCGCAAGGTAAAAAGACCAACGGATTGGAATATTGTGCGCCAAATGCGAGGATTTCAGCCATTGGAAACGCCCTTGCAACTTTTGGAAACGTCTTCGGAAGAAATCTTGGACGAGCAGTTTCAACTGATTTTAATTTGTCGGATAAAAAGAAAAAAACTAAAAAATAATGAAAAAAGATTTTTTTAAACCAAAAACATCTGATATCGTCTTGCATATCCTTGGAAAACAATCCGACAAGAAATCAAAAAAAGAAGAACTGCAAAGAACTGATGCCTGGAGGACTAACCGTCTTGGCAGATGGACTGGTTCTCAACAAAAAAACTTGATGTCCTGTTCGCAAACTGGAGGAAAAATTAGTTGGAACGAAATAGACAAAATTTTTCACTTTGGAAATACTGCATTGAAATATATTTATGAAAATGCAATGGAAAGAAAAACCGGCAGATATGTTGATATGGGTACTGGAACCAAAGAAATGCAGTACGGAACCAAAGTTGAGCCGTTAATTCAAAAAGCAACCAAGAAAAAATTAAAAGAGCTTGGTATTAAAGGTAAAATTAAAAGCGTTGGATTTAAGCAGTTTCCAACGATGCCAAACGCTGGTGTTTCAAGTGATTCAATATTCATTGATAAAGAAACCAAAGAAATTCTTGCAAGTGTAGAAATGAAAGCCTGCACCAGTTGGGGTACTCATTACGAAAGAACTTTTGAAGCAGTAGATGAAAAAAGTATGGACTTCTGGCAGACGCAAGGTCAAATGATAGCTTGGGAGGTTGGGATAACTTATTACGTGGTCGCTGAGCCGCCAATTAATATTTCAAAGTATTTATATCACGATGGCGATATAATGGACCTATATGAAGACTTTTTAATAGAATGCCCTATATCTATTCAAATAATCAAAGCATCAAAAACTCATCAAGATGCTTTATTAAAAAGAATTTGTATTGCAGAAAATGCCTTATCGCAATTCCTTGAAAAAGGCGGAAACTTGAAACAGATTTTGCATAAGTCAATCGACTTTTATAAGCAAAATAAAGAAAAGATGAATATCTATATAAAATAGTTTGCAAAATGTTTTGTGGTTTAAAATTTATTCTTACATTTGTGAGGTAGATATAACAAATTAAAATTTAAACAAAATGAACCAAACTCACTTAATTTTAGTAAAAGCCTTAAATGAATTGATAGCTCAATACAACGACAAGGCTGAAGGAATTAATTTTATTGATGTAAGAAATTTTGAAAACTACATAATTTCTCAGGGAATTATAATTGCAGAAGTAAATGAATTTTTAAATATTCAAAAATAAATAAAAAAATGCAAAAACAAGTGAAAATCATTGGTTTATCGGTGGCTCGGTCCTTTGGAGGACTGAAAGCCACTGAATTAAAGTTTGACGAAGAAAATAGGCTCACAGTCATTAAAGGTGAGGTTGGTTCCGGAAAAACGACGCTCAATAGAGCTATGCGATTAACGACTCAAGGAAGCTCGGTTTTGACGGATAAAAACTTATATGGCGACATTGACATAACTACCCAGTTATCAGACGGCGATATGTCTATTTTTGTAGGTTGCAGAACTGACAAAACTGGTTCGTTAAATTATTTCCTATATGGCATTGATGCAGAAGGAAACAAAGTCAAAGATGTAGTGCTTGATGGACAAAGAGCAACTCCAGCCAGTTACTTAAAATCACTTCAAACTGCTTTGACTTGGAGGCTTGACGAATTGACAAGCGAAAATCCAACAACGCAAAGAAACATTCTTTTAGAACTATATCGAGCTGAACTTGAAGCTCAAGGCGTTATTTACGACAAAAATCATCCGGACTATGTAAAAGGAATTATTCATCAAATCGAGGTCGCAAAAAACCATCGAAGTCATATGGATATGAAACGCAAAGAGGTTGGCGGTATTGGAGAAGATATGACTAAAAAAGGCATTAGATTCACTGATAGAAAGAAACTAAAAGATATTGAATCACTGCAAGAAATTGTCAATACTGCGAGCGCAAAAATTACGCTGGCCAAAACGAATCTAGAGCAGACAAGAGAAAACAAACTCAACAAATTAAAACTTAAAGGAGTTGAAACCGTCTCAAAAATCAAAGACATCAATGATAAGCATATCAAGATAAATCAGACTTCAAAATTGCAGGCTGAAAAAATTGAAAAAATCAAAACCTTGGTCTTTGAGTTAATTGAAGACAAAGAGATTGCAAAAGACAGATTTAAGTCTATTGAAGAAATATTGCCTTATCCAGAAGACTTATTGATTGAAATTGAATTTGACAGCAAAGGAAAAATTTTGTCTAAAGCAAAAGATTTTGACAAAAAATCATCTTTTTATGAACTGCTAAAAGAACACAAGGAAAACAAAAGAAAATACGACGAAGTCAAAGATTCTGTTTTAAAGGCTGATGATGCTGAATTAATAGCTGAATTAGAAACTGCTACCAACACCCTCGATGCCGCTAAATCATACAACAAAGAGGCTGAAGCGGTAAACTCTTATCACAATTGGGCAGACGCCAATGAAGCAGTGAATGAAATCAAAAAGGATTATTATCTGAAATTGACCGAAATCAACACTGGTGTTGAGGGTTTGTTTATATGCACTGATGAAAATGCAGAAGAAGACGAAAACATCTATTTAATGTATGACGGAACTTATGACCCGAAATACTTCAATAACAAAGCTAAAGAGCTCAGAAAGTTGTCTGCATATAGCGGCACGCAAAAACCAATGATTTGTTTGTTGGTTCAAAATTACTTATTAAGCAAGAAAAACAAGACTCTGCCTTACTTATGGATTGATGATGTGCCTATTGACAAAAAGACGAGAGAGCTTTTAGAAAAAATGGCTAAAGAATTAGACTTGTGGTTGTTTGTAAACTGGACCGGAGATTTCAAAGCGTCTGAATTAAAGAATGGTGAAATTTTGCTTGAAAATGGCGAAATCTTAATGAAAAATAAATGATTACACTATACAAGCACCAAGGCACATTTGTAAAAAATATATCGAAGCAGTTTAAAAAAGGAAAAAAGCACGTCCTGGCCCAGTCAGCCACTGGTTCAGGAAAAACTGTAATGTTCTCTTTTATTGCAAAAGAAACATCAACAAAAAATAAAAAAGTACTAATCATCACTGATAGAACTGAATTGCTTTCACAGGCAGGAGGAACGATTGAAAGTTTTGATATGGACCCGTTTTACATTCAAGCAGGTACAAAGTTCATTGACAAGTCGAAAAGCATTTATATAGCGATGTCGCAGACATTAAGAAACAGAATGACTGATAAAGTTTGGTATAACTTTGTAAAAGAAAATATCTCACTAATTATCATTGATGAGGCTCACAAACAAGAGTTCAATCATATGTTTGATAATGATTTTATAAAAGACAAATATGTCATTGGTTTTACTGCGACACCTGTAAGAGGCGGAAAAATGACTCAGCTCGGCATTCAATATGATACTATTGTTCAAGGAAAACCAATTAAGTGGCTTATCAAGAAAGGATATTTACTAAATTGTGATATTTATGATTGTGGCTCTCCTGATTTAAAAGACGTTTCAATTAACAGGGCAAAAGGTGATTTTTCTGAAACATCAATGTTTAAAAAGTTTGACAACGCCAAACTCTACAAAGGTTTGGTAAAAAATTACTTAAATCTTTGTGATGGTCAAAAAATGATGGTTTTTTGCTGTAATGTGGAGCACGCTATAAAAACGACCAAACAGTTAAGAAAAGCGGGCATCAATGCAAGATTTGTATCAAGCAAAAAACCACTTCCAAAAGAACCAAAAAAATGGAATCAAGCCAACGAAGCAATATTCAAAGAAAAGTTTAAGTCATTTCAGTTATATGAAAAATACTTTTACAAGTTAAGCGGAGAGCGTGACGAAGTTTTTAAATGGTTTAAAGAAAGTGAAGATGGCGTGCTGGTAAATGTTGATATCGCAACCACTGGATTTGACGACCCTGGCGTGAAAGTTATTGCACTATATAGAGCAACTATGTCTTTGGTTTTGTACTTACAAATGATAGGTCGAGGGGCCAGGATTTTGAGAAACAATTTAAAAGGAAAAACACATTTCACGGTTCTTGACTTTGGAGGAAATAAATCAAGGTTTGGTCCTTATGATGTTGATAGAAACTGGGGTCTGTGGCACGACGAAGTGAAGCCTGGAGCAGGAGTTCCGCCAATGAAAGTTTGCGGAGAGGACAGTAAATTTGAAGAAATTAAAGGAGCCGCAGATATTAAAAAAGGATGCAAAAGATTAATTTTAGCCGCCTACAAACTTTGTCCATTTTGTGGCTTCAAATACCCAGAAAGAGACAAAGGAAAAGAAGTTGAATTGACGCTTGCCGCAATTGTGGATGAAAAAGGCGTTTCAATTAAAAACAAAGCATTTAAAGATATGAGTTTTGATGAATTAACTCAATATCGAGAAATAAAAAGACATCATATTAACTGGCTCTATCGAATGCTGTGGGTCAGAAATGGAGAGGAGTCAATTAGGCAATATGCTGAAATTTACAAGTGGAAAAGAAGTCGAATTGAATTTGTTGTTAAAGATTGCAAGAATAGATATTAATTAATTTAAAAACCAGTAAAAATGGCAAAAGAAGACAAGTCTAAAAAAGACAAAGAATCCAAAAAAGACAAGGGTTCAAAAGAGAAAGGCGCTGAAAAAAGCAAAGAGTCAAAAAAAGACAAAGCACCTGAAAAAGAAGAAAAATCCAAAAAGGATGAAAAATCCAAAAAAGGAAAAGGGTCTGAAAGCAGTGGCGAATTCACCCAGAAAAAATTCTCTGGAAGTATTGCATTGACAAAACTGACTCACGTCATAATGACAAAAAAGAACAAAAAAGGCAAAGAAATCAGAGGTCTTTTTATTCCAATCAAGGACAACTGTTTGGTTGAAGGCAAAGAGGGTGCCATCTATATGGCTGTGACAGTTGTTACAAAAACCCCTCAAGATGATTACGGACAAAATGGTTTCATTGCACAAAATGGAAACAAAAAATGGTCCGAAGCATCTGAGAAAGAAAAAGAGATTTTTAAAGCACTTCCAATTCTTGGAAACATTAAAGACTTTGAAGACAGCAAAGGAACCTCTTCAAACGATACTTCAGGTTCAAAAGGAGATATTGACGAAGATGATGACTTACCATTTTAATGGCAAGAGAAGAAAAACTTCAATCGGATATCGCAATTGAATTCAGTCAGCGATATCCGGAGAAGTCTGGACAGTTGTTTCACGTGTCAAACGAAAGAAACAATCAAGTTCAAGCATTTAAGGCAAGGTCAATTGGAATCATTCCTGGTGTTGCTGATTTTTTATTTTTCAGTACTGCTTTCAACATTGCAACTGAATTAAAAACACCCGGTTCAAGGCACGAAGTTAGCCGCATAAGAAAACAAATTGAATGGGCCGAAGTTTGGACTCGAGAAGGAAACGAATGGCGACTGTGCCAGACTGTACAGGAAGCGATTTCCTGTTACGAAGGAGATTTTAAGGGTAAGACTATCAAAGAGGTAAAAAAGATGATTAAAAACATCAAAACAAAGACAATAAAATTTTAAAATGGAAGTAAAATATCTAAATATCGACAATTGCATCATTTTGAGTGATGTAAAAAAAATAGAACAAGAGTCAGCCGCTAAAAAAACAAAGACAAGAAGACAACTGTCAAAGCAAATTTTTAAGGCTAAATTAATGGACGATTCATCTGAGTCATCTATTTATACAAAACTGTATAGATTTGAAAGAGAGGGATACACAAAAGAACCAACTGATTTAATTGATGCAATTCTAAAAATCCTTAATGTATCTAGAGTCGATTTGATAAAGACCAGAATTAAAGAGTCTTGATTTCGTTTATTTTTGCTGAACTTAAATCAATGTTAATAGGCGTCGGTGTATATGCTCCAGGCGCCAAAGCATTTATGGCGGTTTGTATTTTAATCAATTCAGCATTTATATCGGTCTTTTGTTGCTGTATTGCAGTATTTAAAGCGGCGTATCTGACCATATTATCTGTTTCGCCTCCAATGTTGCAGGTTCCGTCATTTTTTAAGTAAATAGCAAAGGATAAAGAGCCGTCTTCTTTTAAACTAAAAATTCTTTTTTCTCCTGGCCTTGATATTTGATTACTGTTTAAATAACCAATAATAATATTGTCGCCTGATTCAGAAGTTGTTCCGTAAATAGCAATCATATCTTTTAACGGAGACGAATCATCCCCGAAATCAGAAACCACATCGGCGGTTTTTGCTCCAAATTCAAAAACTTTTAAAGCTCTTTTTCCCGCTTTAATTATGTTTTCCTTCACTATGCTTAAAGTCATAAAATATATTTTTAGGCGTTTCGCCGGTAAATGTTTCAGGCAGTACTAATTTCAAACTCATTGATTCACTTGAATTAGCTTCGTTAATTGTTATTTCAGAAACTATTAATCTTGTTTTGTTGTAAAGAAATATTTCATGATTGTGAACTTCAACAATATCGCCGCAATTAAGGTCTTCGTATCTGTTGATTTCAACATTTATTTCAATGCTTTTTAGTTCTTCAGCCAACAAGTTGTCAGCGGCTTTTTTTGTATCTGTTTCAGTTCCTGATGACAAAACTTTTACAACGGTTCTATTGATTTTAACCAAATGATTGCTTATCGTATCTACAGGCGATAAGCCTGGATTATCTTTTGATGGTTGTCTAATTACGCTGATAGTTGAGTGCATAGCTTGGCCATTGACAGCTAAAGACATTGATGTAGTATTTTGGTCGCTAAAAAACGCCTTTGCCTTCGCTTTTGTGTCTGGTTTAAAGAACAGTATGTCGCCATTTTTATTGTGGCTTAAAACGATGTTTCTTTGTGCCGCTAATTTTGAAATAAAATCCTTTATGGTGTCAGTTGGCTCAGCGACTGTTTTTGCATAGTTTAAATTCATTTCATTCAAAACAGAATTGTCAATAACAAATCCAAGTCCAAATTCCTTAAAGAGTCTAGATGCAATATCTTTTAATGAAACATTTAATCTCTCAAGCGGATAGGCTGAATAAGGAATTGAACAATCTTCTAAAACCCCGCCTTTGCTGTACCCACTTACATTCTGCAAATCTCTTGAAGAATTACTGCCTAACGAAGTATTTAAAATCACTCCGGTAAATTTCAGTTTATCATCATTATCGTAAATTTCAACATTGTTATATGTCAGTGGCTGGAAAATTATTCTATGAGCGGCATTGTTTGGATTAAACCTTGCATCAAAAGAAAATACAGACGCCACTGAATCTAACTTGAAATTTATGCTTACATTGTCAAAAAAAGCATAATATTGACCATTTATTTTTACTTTCATTATACAAAGTATTTAATCGTTCTTCCTTTTCTAACCCTGTATAACTCATCATTTTTAATGCCATTTATTTTTCTAAAAGACTCGATGTTTTTATCGTCAGCATCAAGTCCAAGAAACCTATGTGTTAAGATGATTAGGTTGCTGTCTTCAGTTAATTCATAAAGACGTTCCTGTCTTGCATCAAATGAAAGCAAAAACAAATTTTTTGAAGTAAAAGATACCAATGATATTAAATTTGATTGAATTAATGCGTTTGGCGTCCAGTTGTTGTTGATATCGTAGATAGATACTTGGTTGCTGTCAAGCGTTTTTAAATAATCAGAATAAATAAGATTAATTGTTTCATTTATTGACTCAATATCACTTCTTACCACATAATCGTCTTCAAGCGGATTGACCGCACTTAAACACATTCCGGCAATAAGGCTGGATGCTTGGCTTTCAAACAGGTATTTTTCAAATAAATCTCCAATTGAATTTTTCAAAATTTCATAAGAACTTTTGTACGAATCTATTTTTGATTTCACACTACCTATGAATTCAGCCGGCGACGATATAACTGCTTGAAGACTGCCTAAAGCGGTGCCCGGTTCAGTAACTAATTTGTCAGCGTCTTTTATTGCAGTTTTCACAAGATTTACATAGTCATTATATGAAAGCGAATCAGCAGTAAATTTTGAAGAAGTTAAAATTATTGAGTCTTTTAATCCAGAAATATTGTTGGTTGATGGTTTGCTATTTTCAACAAGTTGATTCAGCGATATTTTATTTAACTCACTGACTTTTGAAATTGTTGAATCTTTGATTGATGTGTTTGACAAAGGATAATCGTCTTCAATACTTTCCCAAAAATCTATCGTTATTTCGGTCACATTGAAATTTGAATCAACTCTCTTTAAATTTGTCGGCTGTCCTTTTATTGTGCCATAAAAAGGGTGTTCAACGGTCCAGATACGGCTATCATTTGCAGATACTTCAAAGGCATTGCATTGTTCAATATTATCATCACCTTGAAAGAAAAATACCAACGGAAATTTACTGCCTTGAGCTTTTTTTCTATCTACAAAACTTCCCTCTACATTTATAAAGTCATATTTTGATACATTGAAATCTTTTGATTTTTCAGCAGTTTTCCAAAGAGGAAAATACATTTTTCCATCTCCGGTTTTTATTGAGAATTTTATATTTTCTAACCTTTCTTTCCAACTCATTTTAGGTATTTTTTAAATTGATATTCGGCTTGCCTTTGATAAATATCATTCATTTTTGCTGATTGAATAATTCCGGCTTCTCTTACAAAGTTAGTTTTTTTTAAGTTAGTTTTTTTTGTTTTTCTGTCCATTGCTATAAAAGTGAAATTAAATTTCATTTTTTTGCTTGAAACATTGCTTGAAACTGAATTTACTTTTACCAAAAAATTACCTTTCATTGAGTTCATGAACATAGGTTTTCCGGTTTTCATAGCTTGATAAGCTCTTGCCACAAATTTACTTTTTCTTGTTCCATTTCTTTTTGAACGTCCCGATATAACTTTTGTTTTGTCGTAAAAGTTTTCAGTTCTTACCTTTCCTCTAACCCTGTTTCCTCTGGCCCCTTTCAAGTATCTTAATCCATCATCAATAACACCTCCGCCTTCTTGCTTTACAAGTCCTTCAACAAATCTTTTGTCACTTGATGATGACGGGTCTAAAAACCCAACCAGAGCCGCCATTTTGTTTACATCAAAGCCATTAGCCCTTTCTATTCTAATAAGCGATTTTACATACGGCATTGTACCTGATTTGGGCTTGAAATTCTTTTTAAAAGAGTTTGGAATGCTTTGTCTTTTCATACCAAATGCCGCTTCGTTTAATGTGTTTCTAACTGCTGACGGAAAGGCCGACCTGTGTATTTTTTCAAGGTCGGCCGTAAGTTTTATGACTGCATCATTATTGACATCAAATATTGGCATATTAATAGTTCCATTTAGTTGCTACATTTCCATTCGTGTAATAAGTTTTTCCATTGAACTTAAAAACAACGCCATCTAAAGTATTGAAAAATCCAACTTCTTCACGTACCGATAATCCTATGTCATATTTATAAAGCTCTCCGGCAATAAATGTGTAGAGCGAGGTTGTAAGTTTATCAATGAATACATTTGTAGTTTTTTGAAATAAATTATCAAGTTCAAAGGAAGAGACAAGTGATAATTCAAGTAGCACGTTGTCGAATAAGAATTTACCAACCTTGAAATCATCAATGCTGTCATTTACGTTTGCAACGGTATTTGTAAAATAAACAAAATCGCCATCACAATACATATATGGCTGATTATCTGCAATCACACCAACGCCAAGAGTAATTTGTCCAACAACTCTATCAAGGTCAAGAGAATCAAAACAATAAGCCCTATATTCAAGCGTCACGGTATTAATTGTAAAACAAATTAATTTATTTTTATGCAAAATAGTTTCAAGAACGTCTATATTTCCGTCTGCCTCAAAAGCTCTTATTTTATCTTGAATTGAAAATGATTTTGGATTGTCAGTCAATATTTTACCATCTGAAAAGTAAAGCATATTTTTTGACTCATTAAATGCAATTGGCGTTCCAAAAGAAGTGTTCACAAAATCGCCGCCAGCATCTATTAATGAACTTAAATTTATAATTTGACTACCGGCTTGATTTAACACGACCAGAACAACACTTGAGGCAGGAATGTCTAATGAAGTGTTAATTGGAAAAGAATCGTTTCCTGAACTGTTTATGACGTAATTTTCAGCAGCCAAAACAATTTCAGTAACCTTTCCAATGAACACATAATTTTCAGGCAAATTATCAAAATTGAAGGCAGTATTTATATCAAGAGCATTAACGGTCAATAACTGCTGTAAATCATTCAAATCATTTGAAAAAACCTTTAAAGCGTCAAGAAGTTGGTATTGGGTTGTACTGCTATCTTCGTTTTCAGTAGGTACAATACCAGCATCTCTCAAGATTGCATAGATATTTGTGATAATATCGCCGTAAATCTCTCTAACCACTGGCGTTCCTGGTTCTGTTGAAGATTCATTTTTTATTTGACCATCAGGAAATTTTGCGTTATCTCCGTCTTGTGGTACTGGTAAGTTTCTTAATGTTTTCATATATTTTTTATATCCAGATTCCTAAATAATTAACTTTTGAATCAGCTCCGTTTTCGTTGTTGTTACAAATAATTCTAATTGAACCAGGATTGACTTGATGTTTACACCAAAGTAAATCATTACTATCAACATCGCCAGCAAAATCAATTTCAGCGATTGAGCAAATGAATCCTCTTAAGTTTGCCATTGTTTTTCCTGCCGGCGGATAAACATCAACATAATTATAATTAAAGTTATTGTTTGCCGTTCCACCACCTCTATTTGATGTTGATACGCCAGTTCCGCTTGTAACAACTATTAAAGATGCCGGGTCTGCATAATCGTCAATTTTCTTTTTATCAGCCTTACTTAACAAGCCATTTCTTTCGTCTGGGTCGCCAGTTGGTTTTGCTAAAAATCCACCACTATCAGAACCAATAACTCTTTTTGTGAAAGCAACTTTATTGACTACTGGCGTCGTTGCCGCTGTATCTACCGCACCCGCATTTTCTTCAGCCTGCGATGCTTTTTTCAAGAAGTTTAAATCGGTAATTACCGATTCAAGATTAAACGAATCAACCATTCTAATAATCACCACTGAACCAGGTGTATTAATCATTCTTACATATTCGTTGGCTTTAAAATCACCAAGAAATGTAACTGCTTTGGTTACGTTATCTAGAGTCCCTTTAATTGTGGTTTCAACATTTTTATTGATTGACGCTTTTAAAATAAAAACCTCATTATCTTTTAACTTTCCAATTTTCAACGGAACTGTCAAAACATCTGCAACACTATTCAGCGGCAAACAAAAGTCGTTTTTTGATGCAAGAGCGACCAACGCTTCTATCAATTGGTATCCGTTGGTTTCATTATCAGGAAGACCATTATGACTTATTCCATAAAGGCGCATTAATTTGTCTTTGGTCTCGTGAATGTCACCGTAAACCTCTTCATTTACAGGAGTACCATCACCAACACCAGTTTGGTTTTTAATCCTTCCATTCGGATAAACGGCTAAATCGGAATTATCGATATTTACAAGAGTTCCTTTATTTCTCATTTTACATATAATTTATAAAAGTAAAAGCAACGGTATGAGCTGGTTTTAATTTGATTACTAATTCTTTAAATTCTCTTAATCTTGTCACTGGAACATTTGCCATATCTCCAAGAACTTGTCCGCCAATAAAAAAAGTAGCCCAAAGATTATCATTGCTACCAATAGCATAAGATTCAACTTGAGCAATACTGTTCGCAATTGCTGAATAACTGTTTCCTCCGTGAAATGTGGCGTTTCCGTGCTGAGTTGGGTCGCCATGAAGTACATTACCAACCGAGACGCTTAATATGTCAGCCGGACTTCTGTATGGTAATGTGTTTTCATGAACCCATACGTCAAATCCTGCCAACTGAAGTTGTGATTGAATAAATAACGGATGTTGACGTGATTTTACATTATTTGGATGACCAAGTTTTCTCTTGATTGAATTTTTTCTTAATTCTAAATCTATATTTTCATTGGTAATTAACCCAAGTCGATATTCCCACAAAGCGGCGTCTTCAGCATTGAAATTTTCATTATCAGGAAAAAGACCATCAATAAACAATCTTCCGTCATTTATTAAACGAGCCATTGATAAATTGATTGCTTCGTGCAGATTTTCAAAGACTCCGTTTTCAGGTTTGTACCAAGCTCTACCAGTTGGATATAACTGAATTGACAAGTTTTTCAACACCTCAAGGTCTCCAGTTGTATCAAATGGATATTTGTGCGGAGTATTGAATCCGTGAGGTGTTAAAAATCCGTGAACTGTCTTGCTATTATCACTCATTAGTTAAAGACTAAATTTCTTAAATATGGTATATTTTCTTTTGAAAATAAATAACTGTTTTGTTGAACTCCATTGACAAAAACTAAAAAATCAGAGAAGAAATTTGATGCATCAAGTACATCTGTAACCACTGATTGAATTCTTGCAGAATAAAGAATATCATTTTTATTTCTTGCTAAATCACCTCCAGCGACAAACGGTCTAACACCACTCAAATACTGCTTGATATTTTCTCTGATTGAGTTTTGGATTTCAACTGTATTAATATTCAAAGATGTGATTGTGACATCTATTGGATTAATGACAATTGGAAGAACCTCGATAATTGCTTGAATTGGACGCCTTCCTCTTTCAGCCAATGGTTTTGTAATATCTGGGTCAAATTCAATTACTTCAGCAACTTCATCTAAAATAGGTTGTGACGGAGTTCCGTTTGAATCAACGCTATCTATTACAGTTGCTTCAACAAAAATTTGAACGGTTCCTGCCGCGCCATCTTTAACGTATGGATAGGTATTTCGAACGCCTTGAGCGTCTGCGGCCCAAAGTCTATAATCTGTTTTACTTCCGCCTTGTGGCTCTAATTGAATACTGTCAATTATTGCTTTTCTAAACGCCTCTTCGCTTTCTGCGGCTAATGGTTGTTCAATAACTGAAATCACTGAAACATTTTGTTCAACTCCAATTACCGGCTCGGTGATTGTAAGAGTATTTCCAATGTTAAGCCCAAAATCTATTCCACCATCTATTGAACGAATTTCGATAATTTGTGGATTTGATGTTGTTATTTCTTCTGAATCTAAAATGTATATTTTACCAGGATTTAAACTGTCGTCGTTTGATTTGAAAGTTAAGCCACTTCTTAATTGACTTCCAACTACTGAAATAACCGAAACTTCAAAGACTCCATTAGTTGCAGGTTTTTGAAGTCTATTTAATTGAATCAATCCGTGTCTGTCCAAAGTCCCTCCATTTATAGCTGAATCAGCCGTGTCTGGAAAAACATTGTTTTGGATATCAGATAATGACAGGTAATTTAATTTGAATTGAGCGGCTATTACCAAAGCAAAAGCATCAAGAACTTTTTTCAAATCATCATCTGAAAGATTTAATTTGTTCTTTAAATCGTTTGCTATGTTTTGATAGAGCTCTTGAATCGTTGGAATGTAAGCCATCTTATATTGTTTTGTCTAAAATTAATTCTTGCTTTGCGTTATCCCATATGAATTGAAAAACTTTATTCGATTGATTTCCAGTATTGTTAATCAAAATTTCTATCTTCAATTTATCAACCCCTAAAATAACGATATTTACATCAATATTGATGATTTTTTTTAAAAAACTTAAATCTTGTTCAACCGCGCTTTTAATTTTCAATCTTCCAAAACTGTTAATCGTCACTGAACTCAATGTTCTTTCGGTTTCCGAGTTGAATTGTTTGTCTTTTTTGTCTTTAAAAATTAATGAATTTCCCCAATAATCAGACCTTTCTTGACCAACAATTTCATTTCCAGCAGTTGATGACTCAACATTTCCTCCAAAAAGAGCGATGTAGATTGTTTGAAATAATGTTTCGGACAAAACTAAATCGCCGTTCATTAAAAGAAGCTCTCCTCCGTCTCCGCTTTCGAATAAATGCAAATCTTTGGTACTCGTGTTCATTTTCTTATGTTATTAAAAAGCTCCGACCGTATTTGATACCTTTACTGGTATGCCTCCTTTTGACCCTGTTTGTTTTACGCCACCTACATTTCCGCCTTTATCTCTTATGTCAATCGCTAAATTGTTTTGAGTGACTGATTTTTGTACTGATTCAGAACTTGATTGATTTGTACTTGGCAAAACTCCAGCGCCTTCAGCCTTAACTGATAGGTCTGTCATTTCGTTTAATTTGTCAAGTCCTGTTTGAGCGGCTTCACCAACTGTTCCCGGAATCATTGCAACTAATTTCAACACTGATTTCAAAGGAAATAGCATATAGTCAATGATTGCTTGGCCAATACCAATAAATAAGGCTTTGAAATCAAACTCACTAAAGAATGAAACAACTTTTCCCCATAATTCAGAAATCCAAGTTGTAAACTGTTCCCATTTGGCTCCAAACCAATCACTGATTGCAGCCCAATTTTTGATTACCAGTATGATTCCAACAATAGCGGCAATTATTGCAAGAATTGGCCAAAGACTTAGATTTATAGCAAAAGCAAAAGCAGTCTGGGCCGCAGTTGCTAACCAAGTGACTCCGGTACCTATTGCCATCGCTACTTTATAGGCATTGGTTGCAATAGTATTGCCTATAAGAGCTCTTTTATTGTTTTGGGTGATTGCAGTATTGATTCCAAGAACGACGTTATATGCGGCCGTCACAACACTTGTTCCGATAATGATTGCTTTCATAAGAATAAAAGCCGCTACCAAGCCTAGAGCAATAGTAACAACCGTGTCCATATTATTGCCAACTCCAAAAAGAATTTTCTTAAACATATCTAGAGTCGAATTACCGCTTTGCGTGGCTGTGGTGGTATTTAAAAATGACGTTTTAATGCTGTCAAGAGCAAATCTAAAAGTATTGGTATTCTTTTTAGCCATATCCATCGCCGCGCCAGACTTGTTGACATTTGTAAGCATTTCACCAAATTTGTCAGCATTGCTCAAAAGACCTTGAGCCAAGCCTACATTTTCTTTTCCAAAAACTTGAACCATTGCCGTAGTGTCTTTTGATATTTTAGACATTTCTTTCAATTTTTCATTTAACGGAATAGTTTTACTGGTTAAAATATCAGTATTGACACCATATTTTTTCAACACTATAAGAGCATCTTTTGGCAGTATTTTAGCCGACGCCATATTTGTTAAAATATTTCTTAATTTGGTTCCGGCTTCAGCACCTTTTTCAAACGGAGATACCAACTGAATTAATGCAATTGATTCATCTATTTTTGTACCTGTTGCGGCGGCTATTGTTCCAAATTTAGACAAAGCGTCAGATGTTTGAATAATGCTTGAAGCACCATAAACCGTTCCAGCCGCTAAATTGTCAACAACTTTTCTTGCATATTCTCCGCCAAGTCCAAATTGATTTAAAGATGTAGTTAATGAATCAGCGGCTGGACCTAATTCCATTCTTGCCGCCTTTGATAAAGTGACTGCTGAATTTGTAACTTCATCAAGAAGTCTGGTGTTTGTAAGAAGTTCTGGTTTAGCACTTGCAATCAATTCATAGGCTTTGAAAACATCGGCGCCAAGCATTTTTTGACTCTTCGCCGTTTTCATTGCTTGAGTTTCGAGAAGACCCAGTTCTTTGCCGGTCGCGCCTGTTACGGCCGAGACCGAGGCGAGGCTATCCTCGTAGGCAATATTGTTCTGAATTGCCATCATAAAAATACCACCAACACCAAGCCCAAGAGCGAGTTGACTTAAATTTGACAACTTACTGAACGAACTTGAAAGTCTTGTATCGAATCTTTTTATAGCTGAAACACTTTCATTTCCAAAGGTTTTGATGTTTCTTGTCATTTTTGAAATGACGGTAGAAAATTTGTCTATTGCAGTAAAAGTGGTTGGTATTTTTATCGTTGCGGCCAATAGTTTGTTATTTAGGAATTCGGTCGTGCATTTCAATTAGATTTTCATACCAATAAAGTATGCCTTTGTAATCAATGTCATCACAAAATAAGTTGTCAATAATGTTTGGTGACCAATGATACTCATTAACGATGCTTTTTATTTCAACGTCATGAGTATCAAGTGACCACCGGCTTAAAAAACCGAGCAGATTTGATTAAGCACATCAAAATCGTCTGTTTCCAGTTCTTTCACTTCAGTCATACTTAACTGGGTGATATAAGAAATGTATTTGATGGTATATGTTCCCATCTGTTTTTTCATATCCAAATTATCCATCAAAAGATTTTTGTCAGCCTCTTTGATACGGCTTCTAAATGTCACTTCTGTTTTTTGCAAAGACTTGTCTTCTGCGTTGGCATAAAGCGGATTTCTTAACTTGTATGTTGGTTTGTTTTTGTCATCAAAAACCAACAATCCGTCTTCAATTGCCTCAATGACGTCTACATACTCTTCTTCAATGATTTCCTGGGTCATTTTCCCTCTTCTGAATTCTTTTTCTTTGTGTTTTTTCAAGAAGTTAGTCAAATCAACAATTGCTACTTCTGTAGGTACTTTTTTTATACTGCTCATTTTTTATAAAATTTAGACGGGAGAAATTAATCCCCCGTCTGGTTAAACTACAATTTTTCTAATTTTCCTCCGCCTGCCAACTTTGCAGTTATTTGAGCGGTATTTGTGTCGATTTGAAAATCTCCAACTGGTTTTCCTTTTCCTCTCCAAATAACTCCAGAAATGTGAGTAAATGTCCAAGTGGCGAGTTCTGAACTTTCAGCCAATTTTGGAATATTTTCCATTTCATTATTTGAAGTAAAGTCAGCCATCAAAGGACCTTCAAAACCCCATCGAACTTTGTTTACTTGGTCAATAAAAGTTCCATCACCTGCGATACCATTAGCATCGTCATTTGAGCGATTTCCGCCCGGGTCAAGAGTGTAACTTTCATTTGATTTAGTAGCAAAGTTGAAGTTTCCGAGAGTTGGGTGATTGCAGGTTATTTCTACTAAATCACCACCTGAATATTTAGGCATAATTCTATTTTTTTATAAAGTTAATAATTAAAAACCGGCTTCAACGTCAGTTGATTGAATTCTTGCAATTCCAGTTCTTTTGTATCTGAAAAAAGTATTGAATCTATCTGTGTTGATAGCATCAATTTCAACCCTCAAACTTGTTTTTGAGAAATCAGGGTCTTTAATCAATGCTTTGATGGCTAAATCATCAAAATAATCATACAAGACTGCTTTCCATTGTTTTGGCTTGACGCTTTTTGGAGCATCAGTAACCTGTCCGTCAAGAATTAAAACGTGGTCTTTTACGTTTCGTCCTTCCAAAATACCATATCCATCTTTTACATTCCAGTCAATAACCAAGTTTCTTGGATACGCATATTGTAATGGCGTTTCGCCAGCCGGGTGGTAAGTTGTTACAAAATCTTGAATTTGGTATTTACCGTTTTCAAGAATAACATTTGAACATCCTTTTTTTACCAAAAAGTCTCTATTATTGTAATCAGCCATATCGCCAATTAATCCATTGTCTGGCGTTGGCATATCTGGGTAAGATTTAGCATTAACATCAAGTTCCGGATTATCTTGTG